CCAAGCCGAAGCCCGCTCCTGAGCTGGAGCGCAAGCCTGCCATCAATCAGGAAGAACTCTCCGAGTCCATCGTCAAAGGCGTGCGTGAGGGCGTCCGTGAAGCGGTGCGGCAGGAGCGGAAGGCGGAGGAGCCCAAGGAAGCACCGCTCCCACCTGTCGAGCTGAAGCGCATGGAGCGGCTGGCTGTGCTAGAGCAGCTCTACCCGGAAGACTACAAGGACATCGCTCAACAGCGAGAGAACTTCCTGAAAGCCCAGCGGAAGTATGAGGAGAGTTGGATCAAAGAGCATCCCGGCGAAGACTTCGACCCGAACGCATCTGAGCACGAGGAATTCTTCGAGAAAGACCCCATCAACAAGGTGGATGCAGAGCACATGGCGGAAGCCATCGCTGAGCACCGCTTGAAGGATGAGCGCAAGGCGTTCGACGCCAAGCTCGAAGCCGTGGCCACTCGCGCCGAGGTGAACCCCGCAGCGGCCCGTGAAGGGGCTCGTGTAGCGTCCAGCGTAGTGAGCGGAATTCTCGGTAAGGCTGGCAGCGGTCTGGTGAACTCCGACGGCTCCATCAATCAGGAACGCTTCGAGGCGCTCCAGACGGAAGACCCTGTTCGCGCCCCCGTGCTGGCTCACGCCGCCCAGGCCGCGCAGAAGCTCGGAACCGAAGTGGTGAAGCTGTTCCGTGGTGCCGTGAAGCCGGACACCGAGCGCAATCCACTGCATCGCCAGATTGTCGAGTTCGGCAAAGGCGTTGAGGAACGCATGTTGCAACTGAGCCCAGACCAGTGGGAGGGGCAAGACCAGCGCAACCGCAAGCACGAGGACTTCGTTCCGAGCGCCAAGTTCCACCGCATGAGCAAGACGGAACAGGCGAAACACTGGACTTTCGATGAGCGAGATTTCGTGGAACTCATGGCGTTGGACCTGCAAAACGATGCGAAAAAAGTGATCGACGAAGAGGAGAATCGCATCATCACGCTGGCCAAACGGCGAGGTTACGAAGTGGCATCTGCACCAAAAACGCCAGCCGCAGCACCAGCCAAACAGCAATCTCCGCTAATCACACACGAGGAGAAACCCGTTTCTCCGTCCTCCGCGTTGCAGCCAAAAATGGCGGGCGTAAAAGGTGCCCCTCCAGCCGAGTCGCAAACTTTACTTCAGGCTTGGGGAAAAGCGTGGCTTGGTAAATAGTTCTTGCAAGCAAGCCGGGAAAGTTCTCGGCCAGAACAGCAACCTAAAACTATAACGATAAAGCTATGGCCGTATCTGCGAATATCTTCAGCAAGTGCTCTCCGGCACTTGGAACCAACATCCAGGCTTGCGGGTCGGTGACGATCTGCAATGCCTCCGTCATCACCGCCGACAACATCGAAGAGGTCTTCGCTGATGCGGACGGCAACTTCCGCATCATGGATGCTCTGGCTGGTTTCCAGCTTGAGGTCAAGGCGTGCGGTGCCTCGCAGGTCGGCATGTTCGACTTCCTGATGGCGAACCGTGTGAACTGGTCGAAGCGCGTGGACGCTGTGAAGTCCCCCGGCCTCGCCAAGCTCCGCCCGTTCGTGATCGCCCGCCGCAAGTGGCCGATCAACAACAAGTATTGGAACGTCAGCGGCGGTCAGGCGTCCGGTGGAAACTGGCGCGTGGACGTGTCCAGCCCGACCGGCGTTCCGTTCGATGTGCGCTCCTTCATCGCTGACGAGGAAGTGTATATCCAAGCGGCTGGCGATGGCGGCAGCCTCTCCGAGACGCAGTGGAAGATTGTCAGCGCCACCGCGTTGACCTCGACCTCTGGCCGGTTGGTCCTGTCCTCGCTGAACTCCGGCTCCTACTTGGATGCCGACAAGCTCACCAGTCCGGTGACTGGCTGGCTGATTCGCGGCATCAACAACAAGGATGTCACGGAGAGCTTCTGCAATCAGCCTCCGAGCTACATCACCAACTCTGATTACCCGGCGTGGTATCAGACGATGCGGTTCACCACCTGCAAGAGCGAACTCTACGACCAGTATCGTGAGGCGTTGCTCGCTGGTGGCAACACCTACTTCCGCGACTTCCAAGACCTTCCCGAAGCGGAAGTGAACCGGCAGGAGGGTCTGGACGCTCAAAACCGCATGGCCTACGCCATGTTCTACAACAAGCCGCTGGTGAACCAAACGATGTCCACCTACGACCAGTTGGAGGACATCACCACGGCTGCGAGCCAGTTCCTCGACATCCCGACCAGCTCGCGCTGCGTCGGCAAGCGGGCGAACATGGTGGGCATCCTCGAACAGCTCGCCGAGTGCGACCGCGTGGCGGACCTTCAGGGTGGCCAGCTCATCCTGAGCGACCTGTTCCGCACGCTGTATCTCATGCTCCGCTCGCGTCAGGCGAACGGTGACACGAGCAACATGATTGACCTGTTCATGGACACCTCGACGGCGAGCCGGTTCCATCAGGCGATGGTGACTTACTACAGCGCCCAGAACAGCGGCCTGCTCCGGGTCAACATGAACATGGGTGGCGATTACAGCATCACCAACCCGGCCTCCATCAAGAAGGCCGAGTTCGGATTCGCCTATCGCAGCTACCCGCTGGAGTGGCCGCAGGGCTTGGTCATCAACGTCGTCACGCACTTCTTCTTCGACGACCTCGTTACGCAGGCGGCTGCCATCGGCAACACCTCGCTCGGTCGGAACATCTGGATTCTGGACTTTGCGGGCATCTACCCGTTCACCGTCTCCACGGATCGGACTGTCACCAAGACCAATCCCAATGCGTTGCAGGGGATTGACGCCACCTACGCCTGCACTCCGAAAATCTACACGGAGCAGAAGACGCTCAACAGCTTCACGATGGGTATGCACGTCGAGTGCCCCCGTGCAAGCATCGTGCTGGAGAACGTCGGTGAGCAGGTGCCTGACGCCACCACGGATGACGGCAGCAGCGTCTATCCGAACGATGGCTCCGGTGTGACCACCACGCCTGCGGACTAATCGCAGCGGCCCAAGAAATTGCGCCGGGCCGTTCAGAAACTCTGGACGGCCCGGTTTTCTTTGGATACTGTCCCGCCTATGCGCTACTTCAAGAAAGCAATCCTCAGCCAAAACATCTTCAAAGACCGCGATGGCAAGACTATCGCATGGGAGATTCTTCCGGGTAACACCGGCGTCATCGCCCTCGACCCGGCCACTAAGGGTCAACTTATTGAGGACTTGGTGAAGTCCATCAATCGCCGTGGCATCACCGAGATCGACGACGCTCGCTACGTCGAGTTAAAAAAAAACCGCAAGAACTTCAAGCCCGCGACAAAATTGTCCAGCTTAGGCGGGCCAATGCGCGTCCTCCGCAACGACCTCACCCCCCGAAAACAAGCGGCTGCTCCGTCTGTGGACGCCGCCGCCAGCAACAATCCCAGTGAGCCCAAGCCTGAAGCGCAGCCGAACACACTGCTCCCGAAGGGTGACGCCACCCTCGCCGATGCGGTGCAACCCGCCCCCAAGCCAGTCCGGCTGGGTCGGCCTCGCAAGCAACGCTTCGCAGACGCTCCTGAGCCAGTAGCAGCCTGAACGTGCCTTACACCTACGCCAACCTGAAGTCCGAGTTGCAGCCGCTCCTGTGGCCACAGGGAGAGGCGGAGAACCTGATTCTCCCTCACAACAAGTTCTTCACGGAAGCGTTGATTGAGATCCAGCGTTGGGCAGACTGCTACCAATACAACAACAGCCAGCTCTACCGGGCCTGCTCTCGGTTCTACACCTGCGGGTTGAACGTGATGGAGGCTCCCGGTGCGTTGGTTGCTGGAAGCATCGCCAACACGATTCGCCGCCTGTCCGTTATTGACCAGATTGACCCGGAGACACAGCTCGAATCAGCAGCGGCTCCTGATCAATGGTGTTCTCGCATCTACTACAAGCAGGTGCCTTACTGCGAGCTGCTCAAGTATCAGCAGAAGGTGGCAGCCTGCATAAGCTGCGGTGGCGGGAACGCCAACTTCAGCGGCCTGTTCGGGTTCCCCGGCGCTTCGTGCCAGAAGGGAAACTTCCCGACGCCAACCGATGCGGAGTATCTCGCCAGCCCTGCGCTCCCGTTGGGGCACCACTACCAGCCGCAAGCCTCCACGGATTCCCGATGGGGACGCTCCCGGCATGGTGTCTGGTCGCTGGAGCGGGGCCGCATCTACCTCGCGCCGTGGCTCCAGAGCACCGAGACGGTGATTGTGGAGTGGGACGGCATCAAGGCCGACTGGGATGACCTTGACCTCGTGGTGGACAACGCACAGCTCAAGCGGGCCGTGCGCTACTACGTTCTCTGGAATCACCTGAAAGACTACGAGCGGGACGACGTAGCGGCAGCGCAGGCGGAGAAGGACTGGATCATGGCTCTGCGCGGCCTCATGCGGGATTGCCGAGAGGAAACCCGTGTGCGTGGCTGTGAGGGTAGCAATGCGCGGCAGGCGGACATTCGCATCAATGGAGATCCAGAGCCGATTCCAGCCACATTGCAGTATCCCGGCAACGGTGGGAGCGCTGGCGCTGGCGGTTCAAATCCGGGTGGAGCTGGAGGGGGAGTCCCTGGATGTGTTCCGGTCGAAGCTCCTGAATTTGATCCGCCGTCCGGTGCGATTGTTACCTATCCAACGTGGGTCACGATCACGTCTGCAACAGATGGTGCGGAGATTTACTTCACCACGGATGGATCAGAGCCAACCCGCGCAAGCAATCGTTACAGCGGTCCTTTCCAGCTTGCTTCTGGATACAACATCAACGCTGTCGCATTCCTTGGCGTCTGCCCGTCTCCTGAGAACTCGTCGGACTACATCTCGGCGCAGGACTACCTGAATCCTCCTGACGATCCTACCAAGACCGGCTCTGCTCCAGTGCTGACAGTTCTTTGCACTGATACAGACCGAGCTGGACGTTGGTATGTGTTCACCCCGGATGGTAGCAAGGACATCAACTGGAGGCTTGAGTTTGCCTTCAACGCTGGCTCCATAGTAAAGCGGCTGGAGATGTATGAGACGGATGAGAATGGCGTCTGGTCAAGTGGCCGAGCGTGGGCTACTCAGTATCTCATCAACGGCAATTTTGCCACATTCCCGCTGGTGCTTGATGACGGCGGGCAGATTAACCATTCTTATACAACAAACCTGAACGAGCCGGGTGACGACGCTCATTCGTGGGCTATGTTTGGAGAGTCGGTTGGTCGTCCGAGCACTGGTTCTCACTACAAGCTGATAATCTTTCTTGAGGACGGAACGAAGTTTTACACCACTCACAGCATTGAGTGCGTAGGGGAAGACCCGGAAGAGGGGTGCATTAAGCTTGAGGCAAACGATCAAAGGGAAGTTTCATACACTTTCAACATTGCAACAAAACTTAGCCCTGATAAAACGATTGTTCCAGCGGTGGTTGTGACGGGAACGTGGGTAGTGTTCGTGCTGGATGGCCAGTGGATTCTTGGTCAGGTGAATGCTGTCAGCTCGGATGGCAGCAGCGTCTCTCTGAGTGATGTCGGCTTCACGCCGGGAACCAAATACGCACCCGGCGATGTGGTGGTTCTTTCAGGTGTGTCCGCCAACGGAATCGTTGGCGAGGGTGGCTGCGTGATTCTCCCACCGATACCGCCGACTACAACCACGACAACAACTGGAGGTAGCACTACAACTACAACTGCGGCACCTGATTTGTGCTGCGATGATCTTCCGAACAGCCTCTTTATTGGTGGCGGTTACGGATCACTTCCAGCATCCGGCGGATTCAGTTTTGGCTATGGGGTTGTCTGCACAAAGCAGGTTGTTGGCGGTGAGGTTCAATACGTCGGAACCGTGAGCGGAGCTGTCACATACGAGAATGCGCCGGGATATTTTGGTGATGCGTCTTTTGTGTTCAGGAGAAATTCTGAAACGTGCATTTGGACGTTGGAGCAAACTCTGAACAGTCCTTTGGATGGAAGTGTAACTGATTCTGGAACAAGTTCTCAAAACTGGTGTGAGGAGCGGTTGCCGGAGAGTGTTGCCGTGTTTGGCGGATACACAGGAGTCACGCTATGAAAGTCGCACCTAAATCCTGAACAGATATGCGCTTCGACCGAATCATAGAAACTCCCTGCGAGACGCCGGGGACTAGCGTGACAACGACAACTGGCAGCGATTCAACGTCCACCACCGGAAGCGGTGCCACCAGCACAACCGCTGGTGACTCGACAACGACTACGCCTGCATGAACATCTCCTTCGTCCCATTCCACGGCTTCCGGGTGCCTATCATTGGAGTGGACGAGCAGGAAACGCTGAACGAATGCGCTGATTGCCACGACCAGTTCGACCTGCTACAGATTCGGCTAAACCAAGACGGGCGGTTTAGATGCGACCGATGCACAGCCCGAAACGACAAGTATCTGACAGAACAACATGCGCTTCGTAATCAAGTATCCCACCAGGGGCAGGCCGGGGCAGTTCATCCGGCAGGTGCAGAAGTATCGGGCATTCCTTTCCCGCCGCAATCCAGTCCGCTTTGTGGTGTCCATTGACGAGGACGACCGGACGATGCACGCCGCCGACGTGCAGGCGTTCATCTCCCGGCAGCGCGACATGAAGGTGTATGTCGGCGCATCGAAGGGGAAGATTGAGGCTGTCAACGCGAACTTCGACAAGCTGGGCGACTACGACGTGCTCATCCTCGCCTCTGACGACATGGTTCCGCAGGTGCGCAACTATGATGTCACCATCGAGCAGTTGATGATGAGGCACTTTCCCGACATGGACGGCTGCCTGCACTTTGATGACGGCCTTAACAAGCATGGCCTGAACACGATGCCGATAGCGGGGAAGAAGCTGATTGATTCGTGGGGCTACATCTACCACCCCTCGTATCGTTCGGAGTTCTGCGATAACGAGTTCCAAGATGTGACTGAGCGGGATGGCAAGTCGGTCAAGTCTCCGCTCTGCCTGTTCAAGCACGAGTGGGCAAAGACGGGAAAAGATGCCACGTTCATTCGCAACAGCAATTTGTGGTGCGTGGACAAACCGAACTACGAGCGGAGGAAGGCTGCTGGCTTCCCCAAATGAGCCCATTCGTTCTCAGCATCCTCATCTGCACCCTGCCAGAGCGTGCGATGTTTCTGCGTCGCCTGATGGCATCACTTGAAAAGCAGGCTCGCGGATTCCCAGTCGAAATCCTGACCGACAATCGCGGCAAGAATGTCTGCATCGGAGCCAAGCGGAACGCACTTATGAAGCGGGCCAGAGGGGAATACGTCGCCTTTGTGGATGATGACGACGAGGTGGCAGTGAATTACGTTCAGCTCGTCCTGCAAGCCCTCCGCTCAAAGCCGGACTGCGCCGAGCTGCGCGGTGAGATTACCACCGACGGGAAGAACCCGAAGCCGTTCATCCACACTGTCACCTGCCAGAAGTGGCACGAGAAGGATGGCGTCTATTGGAGGATGCCGAACCATTTGAATGCGATTCGCCTCGATCTGGCACTTCAAGCTGGATTCCCCGAGAAGAGCTTTGGGGAAGACCACGACTTCAGCAAGCGCGTTCAGCCGCTCTTGAAGACCCAAGGAGACATCCCGCAGACGATCTACTACTATCGCTATCGCAGCAACAAACGCGCTTGACATCCGCCAAAGCTGGCGGCTAGATGGAACGCACCGGGCAGTCCATCTGACAAGCCTGCCCGGTGCTAACATCAACCAACATGCGCGAATGATTGACGCTAGGGAAACCATTTCAGGAATGTTAGCCCAAGTCAATTCCGCCAGACCCGCATTGTGATAGTTTTCATTTACCCTGCAAACGAGCCAGCGTCGTGCTCTTCGTGGGTTGGAGACGTGGTGATGGAGCGTGGGCTTGGGGTTGCTATTGAAAGTGGTCACAACAATGTTTCTGAGGTGATCGCTGCATGTGGCGCGAGCGACGCAAGGTGTGTTTTCTTTGGTGGCACAACTCAGCTTGGCTGGCTTTTTGACTCTGCTGAAAAGCGGTCTGCGTTTAAGTCTCTTCGAGGAAAGAGAATACTTCTAGCCAATGAGCTAGTATTTGCGAAAAGGGCCAGACCTGAATTTCGTGATAAATTTGCCAACGCGGTGGCGTGTGCAACGCATCTTGTCGGATTTGATAGGGGCACAAATTCGGAGGAATACAGGCAGTTGCAGTTGACCGGGTTGCCAACCATGAAGATTGGAGCGTTCCCGTTCGCCTTTGAAAAGTGTCGCAAAACGACCGAGTTTTCGGATAGAACAAAACTGTTCCTGTTTGTTGGAACAGCATACGGTGAGCAGCGGATGGCAATTCTGAAGGCGTTGAAGAATCACGGGTTGGTTGTTGATGTGAAGTGTCCGAAGTCGAACCCTGAAATGCTCGTTGCGTTATACAACGCGTTTTGCGGCGTGATAAATCTCAGGAGCGGGCATGGTGAGATTGAGCGCTCCATGCCGCGCCCGTTGGAGGCCGCTTCCTGCGGTTGCTACGTCTTGGATTTGCAGCGGTTCGAGGCGAGCGACGTGGATGCTGCTGTTGCGGAAGTGAAGAGGGTTAGATGGGATGTTGCGGAGCGCGATGCGGCGGCGCAGCGTGCAGACGCTTCACGTTTTGACTGTGCAAGAATGCTTCCAGAAATTTGCCAGTGGGCCTTATGATAGATACATCAAAACACTCCGTTCAGGTCTGCGGCTGTGCGCGGAACGTCGAAAAACATCTTCCCGGCGTTTTGGCGAACTTCGCCTCTATAGGTGGGTTGTTCAAAAATGCTTCGTATGTGGTTGTTACGAATGATAACGAGGATGGAACTCTGGGATCCTTGAAGGCGTGGAGCAGCGACGGAGCTTCCAGAAGGGTCATTAACCTTGACGGCATGGCTAGTCGGCTAAAAAGCAGGACGGAGCGTTTGCCGGAGTGTCGGAACGCCTGCCTAGATGAGCTGTGGAAAGACAGGAAGGACTTCCTGATAGTGCTGGATATGGACGGGATATGCCAGGAGCCAATTCCAACAGAAAGCATTCTTAGCAGCTTTAAGCATGACGGATGGGCGGCGATGACTGCTAACACAACCAAGTATTACGACATTTGGGCGCTGCGTTCGGAGTGGTGTCCATACGATTGCTGGAAGATGGTTCATGGTAGGCCGTCTTCCATGAGCGGTGAGGAGGCGATAGATAAATTCATCCACGCTCACAAAAAAGCGATACCGAGACACCTACCACCGATTGAGGTTGAGTCGGCTTTCAACGGGCTTGGAATCTACAGAACATCTTCCATAGAGGGGTGTAGATATAGCATGAGAAGCACATTTCATGGAGGAGATGTGGAGCATGTCGCTTTCAATCAAGCTATCCGAAAGCGTGGCGGCAAGGTGTTTATTAACCCAGCAATGCTTATCCGATGATCGAGAAGATTCTGATTTTGTGTGGAGGTCTTGGCTCTCGGTGGGGAAACTTCACCGGCGTTCCCAAACAGTTGATCAACGTGTCTGGAGAGCCTCTGCTTCACCGAACCGTGCGGCAGTTTTCCAAGCATGGAAAAGTGTGGATAGTTGGCGATGGGTTTTCAGCGAATGGTGCCATCATCCACAAGCCTGCTCCGGGAGATAAAAACACCGACAAGTTTGCCTCTTCGGAACGGTTGTGGGGTGGTGGCGGAAACGTGTTGTTTGTTCACGGAGATGTCTTCTTTGAAAATGCTGCCGTGGACAAAATCTGCGGGCTGTGTCGGGATGAGAGCTTGTGGTTTGGGAACATTGCTTATTACGAAATACTAGCGTCGTTTTGTGCAAAACCCGAACTGCTTCGCTGGAAATCGAGCATGGATGCCGTTTTGCAAATGGAGGGAAGGGGGGAGACGGCTGGCGGATCTTGGAGGATGTTGCGGCATTGGAACGGACTGCCATTGGAGGCGTCACTGGGCGAGATTTATCCATTTCCAAACCACCCGACCCCGCTGGACCGTTACATTGATGTTCCCGGAAAATCGCGCGACTTCGATTATCCGACGGACCTTGTGAATTGGCTTTCGGAGGTGGCTGCGCCAGAAATTGCCAAGCTGTGAAAATCTCCTGCGCCACCCTCACCTACGCCCGCACGGGGATGCTGGAGGAAGCCATCGAGAGCTTTCTCCGGCAGGACTATCCCCACAAGGAGATGGTGATCTACAACACCTACGAGCGGCAGCATTTGGTCTGCACTGCTCCCGGCGTGCGCGTTATCAATGCCTACTCCAGACCGGCCACCCTTGGAGAAACCCGGAACAGGTGCATTGAGAAGTGCGAAGGGGAATACATCCTCAACCTCGACGACGACGACATCATCCTGCCGGGATACCTCTCATGGCTGGCATCCAGGTTGGAAGGCCGGGATTGGATTCGGCAGGACCGCCGCTTCTGCCTTCGCAATGGGAGAATCATCGGGATGGCAGAGCAAGCCACCAACCAGTCGCTTTTCAGGAAGTCGGCATGGGCTTCTGTTGGTGGGTTCCCCCACGAGAACTCCGGGGAGGACAAGGGCTTCAGGAAGCTGCTGGCGAATCGCTTCGGTGGTGCTCGTGTGGAATGCCGACCAGAGGATGCTGGCTTCCTCTACCGATGGCACTCCAGCAACATCTCCCGCACGGGACCAGACCGACCGGGGCAGCTCAATGGAATGCAGACCGTCAAGCGGCTCGTGATGAAGGCCATGCCGAGGCGCGGTAAGGTGACGCTGCATCCGCGCTGGCAGCACGACTACTGGCAGCTCACGCGGGAATATCTGAAAGCGCATCCATGACAGATGCCACTGAAAAGACTTCTAATTTTCCACCAGTGCTGGATGCCTGCTGTGGGAGCCGCATGTTTTGGTTTGATAAGGAAGATGACCGCGCTCTGTTTGTGGATAAACGCCGCGAGACGCATCCAATAGACATTGGCACTCCGGGCACAATCGGGCGAAGCCCAATCGTGGTAAACCCTGACATGCTGGCCGACTTCACAAGCCTTCCGTTCCCGGATGACACATTCGCGCTTGTGGTCTTCGACCCGCCGCACATCGAACGAACTGCTGCGCTGGGGCTGCTGACAAAGAAATATGGCCACCTGACAGGAGACTGGCGAGAAACGCTGCGGCAAGGCTTCCGGGAGTGCTTCCGGGTGCTGAAGCCGCACGGGACTCTGATATTCAAGTGGGCGGAATCGGACTACCCAGTTTCCGAGGTGCTGGCATTAACCAGCCATCGACCGCTGTTCGGACACAAATCCGGAAAGCAGAGCGCGACTCACTGGGTCGCATTTCTAAAGCCTGACACATCCCACCCATGAACCCACTCACCCAACAATCCACCGTCGCAGAAGTCCTCGCCGAGATTGACCGCGAGCACGAGCAGATAGCGTCCGCTCTTGGGGAGTTGACCGGCGAGTGGGATGCCGAGCAGAAGGAGCGCTACGAGGAGCTTGTGGAGGAGCGTCTGGAGATGGTTGCTGCGAGGGATTACCTTTTGAGGAGGTGTAAGCAGTGATCTTAAAATTCCTCAAGTGGCTTACATTCGTCTTCCGTTCGCCAAAGGCTCCGATTCCAAGGCCGTTCCGCACGCATGGATGCTCTACTTTCTGGAGAAATCACGGCTCTCCAATCGTCATCGGCAGCCAGATTGACGTAAAGATGGAAAGTGGAAAGATTGCCACGTTCAGGCTTTGCTCGGAGGAGTTGGCGTGGAATTCGGACTGGAGCTGGTATGACTTTGAGTTTGTTCGCTACAAGGGCTAGAACGTGAAGCTATGAGACGCCAAACCAATACCGCCCCGCCTCCGCGAGAGAAGCCCACCCGAAGCCCTCGCAAGTTAAAAGCTAAGACGCGATGTCCAATTTGCGGAAATGGAAACTGCAAAAATGGCGTGATGCAACTAGGTGGCGCTGTTCCAATGGAAGCCGCTAGAATGCTGCACGACTTATGAAAATCTACAAAGTGGAGGCCGTGATCCTCGGCAACAACGATAAGCCTGAAGCCAGGGTGGAGCGGATCATCGCTGGTGGCTGGCAGGAAGCGCATGAACTAATGGCGAGAATCTGCCGCGATACTGGCTGTGTTATCACAGAAATGCACATCATCGAAACCGATGAAGGCCCATTCGACTTCAGAACGGTCAAGGCATACTAGTAAATGATCTCCGTCTGCATCACCTGCCGGAATGACCAAGAGGAAACGAACGCCACGATTCGCTCCATCAGGGAGACGGCTGGCGACCTCCCCGAAGTCGTAGTTTTGGATGATGGCTCCGACCAACCGCTCAAGCTGGACGATAAGAACGTCGTGTTCAGGACCGTCCACGGAAGGGCTGGTGTGGGGCCAGCCCGCCACATCGCCGCTACGATGGCCAGCCGGAAGCACCTGCTCATCATAGACGCCCACATGCGCTTTGAGCCGGGTTGGTATGAGAAGGCGCTCGACCGGCTGGAATCCAGCGACAGCACCCTCTGGGGCTGCACCTGCGTCCACCTGAACGCGGCGGACATGCAGATGAAGCCGGAGAACAGGTTTTACAATGGTGCCACTCTGAACTTCTTCGGGCCGAACAAGAACAAGCCGCACCTTATGCAGTTCATTGAGCCGGTGTGGATACCCCAAGCTCAACACCCCAAGAACAACGACGTGATACCGTGCGTCTTGGGAGCCGCCTACTTCATGCCCCGAAGCCTGTTCTTCAAGATTGGCGGTATGAGGATGCTTCGCCACTGGGGTTCCTCGGAGCCTTACCTCTCGCTGAAAGTCTGGCTGGCCGGTGGCGAATGCAAGCAGATGACGGATGTGCGGATAGGACACCAGTTCAGGACCGCCACCACCTACACCTACAAGATTTCCGCCTCGCTCTACAACAAGCTGATGATTGCGGCCACGCTCTTCCCAGAGGACGCTACAGCGTTTCTGGTGGCGAAGATGCACCAGCACGCGCTCCCGGCGCAGGACTTCAAGATTGCCATAGACCTGTTCCGAAACGACCAGGCTAACATCGAGGTCGAAAGGGTCTTTGCGGAGCGGGTGTTCACGCGGTCGTTAGAGGAGTTTCTGGAGCGGTTTGGAATGCCTCGGTTTTGGGCTTGAACGATAAAGTATTGGCTCCATAGTAAGAGCCAGCATGTCGTTGCCACTGCCATCTGAGTTCGAGGCGCTTGTTCCTGCCAACCCAGACAATCCCACCTGCGAGGAGTTGCGTGCCTTGATGGACCGAGAGACTGGCTTGCAGGCTTTGCTGCATCGGTGGTGGGCGGCGTGGTTCAACGAGGATGGAACCTTCACGGAAGAATTTACCAGTGAGATTTGCAATGCTGACTGCGGTGGCAGCGGTTCAAGCTCCACATCACCATGAGTTGCCCAACACCATCGGACTTCCAAGCCCTGATTATTGACCAAAACTCCTCGGTGTGCGAGGCGTTGAGCAAGCTCGGGCCAGCATCGCGGCTCTGGTCCGACGCTTACTCCTGCATCTACAACGAGAACCTCTCATTCACGGAAGCGTTTAAGGAAAAGATTTGCGCGACAGGCTGTGGTGGTGGCGGGGGTGGAACATCTACATCTACAACTCCAAGCGGCGGAGGAAGCGAGACGTTCACAGCTTCTCAGGATTGGGTGGTGCCGGGCGGCATTACGGAAATTACTGTCACAGTTGTTGGTGGTGGTGGTGCGGGTGGCGGCGGAACGTGCGCCTTCTGCATTGCTCCTTACACTGGTGTTGGATCTGGTGGCGGCTCCGGTGAAAAGCGCGTGCATACATTTGCGGTGACACCTGGGGATACCGTCACAATCGTTGTTGGTTCTGGCGGAGTTGGAGGCGTCTTCAACGGAGGCTCCGGCCAAGTCTCCTCGGTCAGCTATGGGGCGGAATACGTCCTTGCGGTGGGTGGAAGCGGAGGAACTTACGGAGCTTGCAATGTTGCTAGGGCTGGAGGCGCAGGCGGTTCTGGCGGTTCCGGTGGGACTGGGACCAGTGGCAACGCTGGTGGAGCATCATTGGCGTATCCTCCAACTTGCGGTGCTGGTTCTGGAGGCGCATCAGTTGGCCTTGCTAAAGGCGGCGGTGGCGCTGGCGGCTCAGGTTCAGGGGCGGCTGGAACAAGCGGGACTGATGGGGCAGTTAGAATTGTCTGGTAATGTCCACCACCCCCTACAAAGGCATCATCCTACGGCCTCTCCTTGGGCCGATGGACTCGCGCACGAACCCGGAGGACGCCCCCGCGAACTCGTTCCGCTTCAAGTTGAACATGATGGTGGACGACAACGACAAGCTCGCCCGAGGCTACGGATGGGAGCGGCTGCTCGCAGATGCCTCTCCTTACGTCAATCAAGACGCGCACGACCAAGGAGACTGTTTCGACACCACGCCCGTTAGAGAGCCGATTACGATGCTCTACGAGGCCACCAACAACCTTGGCATCCGCCGACTGATTCGCGGCCAGCAATCCTCCCTCGCTATCCTGAGTGAGAGCACTGGTAATTGGACCTGCATTGGACGCGGATTTGGAGGTGGAACAACTGCCACCCAGCTCAGATGGTCCGTTGGGCAGGCTGGCAACACCATCATCTTCACGAACAACCGCGATAAGCCTCAGAGCTACGTCATCGGAACGCTCCCAGCAGGTTGCGGAGATTCGGCGGTCAACGAAATCGCCGACCTGAACACTTTGGACGTTACACAGGCAGCGGTCGCAGCTAACTTCAACGGCTGCATCTTCCTGATGAACGTCGTTCAGGAAGGAACCCGCTACACGAGCCGTGTCCGGTGGAGCGGTGTGAACAATCCGCTGACGTGGGTGCCTTCAGCGGCCACGGTGGCGAACTTTCAAGACCTCCCCTACACGGAAACTATCCTTGCAGCGCGGGAGTTGCAGGGGAATCTGGTAATCTTCACCGATAAGAGCATCTATCGGTGCTTCGTGAACGGGGCTTCCTTCGGGTTTGCCCGCGTCTATACCGAGCCAACGAACCGGGACAAGTGCCTCGTCTATCCGCAGTCCTTGGTGAGCGACGGTAACAACCTCTACTGGCTTGGCCGGGATGCGTTTTACCAGTGGAACGTCTATCTGGCTGAACCTCAACAGCCGGAGTGGCTGTGGCGCTCCTCAAATCTGGTCATTAACACCCTCGACACGAGTTGCTGCTCCGGGCCGGTGGGCGAATACTGGCCAAACCTGAAGACAATCCTCTGGTCCTGGCCGAAAAGTGGTGAGGGATGCCTCAACTTCCGCACCATTCAGGCGAATCTGCGGGTCAACACCGCCGACATCATTGACCACGGCTTCACCGTCTTCGCCAACTACCGCAGCGACCGCCGCCAGACCCTCGATGAGTGGCTCGATGAGTATTGCACCGACGATTTCCTCGGCCTCTGCGCCAACATCGGTGGAAAAACCATTGATGACTTCTGCACGGAATGCAATCAGCAGCAGCTTTTCATTGGAGCCTCCTCGCAAGACTACTCCATCAAGCAGCTCGGCACGAGTTACAGCCGGGAACGCTGCGAGAACGCTTCCACTGGCGAAGGTTCCTTCGACGCGCAGGGCAACTACGTCCCGTTCATCGGGGAATACGTCAACGACGGCTATTTCAGCATCGTTCGCGGGATGTTCCCGCTGGGGAACATGGACTACGAGAAGTCCATCCGGCAGTTCCTCATGGAGCCGACCGTTCAAGACCTTCTCGGCGACTCAAACTACTGGCGGCTACGCATCGGGACAAGCTATCAGGCGCGAGACGCCAATCCCTACCTGAAGCCGCTCGCTTTCGGCTACGAGACAGACGATTTCGCACCGGAGTGGCAGGCGGAGTTCACCACGGACGGAGATTCTTGCGAAGTGCTCTGGCATCGGATGACCGACAAGGAGATCCGCTGCCCCGACGACCGGACGACTGCTCAATACTTGGCTGCGAATGTGAGGCCGGTGAAGTCGGAGAACTGGGTTGGACTTTTCCAGGGTCGCTTCCTCTACTTCGAGTTGTCGGTGATCGGTAAGAACGAGCTTGGCGAGGTAATTCCACCCGTGGGCGCGGTGTTCACGCTCAGTCGCTTTCAGGTGGATGCTCGGGTGATGGCTTCCTGAGACTCCAAACGACATTTGGTTCGGTTTAACAAAAGAACGCCCTTGGGTTGCCTTCTTCTCTGCTTCTCCTTGCATCATCCTCATCTGCAATCCACTCCAACATTTTAGTGTCTGCGGTTTTTAGCCACTGTTCCTTCAGTTCATCGCGCAGCGTTGCCCAGCGGCAAGGTGTGTAATCATTGTGTGCGCTATTTTGTGCGTAGAGCAGGAAAGCTAGAAAGTTGCGGTATCCAGAGCAGTCTTCCGCCAACTCTATCGGCGGCAGCGGTTTGCCAAGAATGGCCGCTTCGATTTCCTCCCGAGTAGCGGGGCGTCCTTTGTGCATTATCTTCAGTTTCTTCATACTTGCCTCCTCTTAATCCACTCCTCCAAACACCTGTTAAAAGTCTTCCTCGCAGCCGGTGACAGGTGATTCAGCGGCTTCTCCGAACCGCCAGCAGCCAGCAGGAACCGCCGCACTTTGAACGGCTTGAAGAGGTCCACGCAGGCAGCCTCGGCAAAAGCTCCGCACACGTCCACATTGACGCCTTCCCAAGAGGTCTTCACTGCCAGGCGCTCCACCATCCGCAAGGACAGGCCGGAACGCTCTGCGAGCTGGTTCCTTGAAAGGGGTTTCCGGTCCACCTTCGCCATCGCGGCGACGATGAAGGGGGGAACTTCGTCAAGGACTTGTGGAAGGGTTGGCATCTTATTTGCCATCTAGGATGACGCGCACTCGACCGCATGTGGCGCATGTGCAGTATGTGTCGCCGGTCTTTTCCTTTACATCCACGAATTCCCCGCATGGCCAAACAGAAACTCCGTCGCCAATGTAGCACGCAACATCGAATCCGTTGACCCCGATACTCTCGCGGGTATTACTCCACGCGCAATCCACTCGAATCTTCTTTCCGTGCAGCTTGATGGTTTTCTTCATCTCAATTCCCCTGCGCATGGAACTTCTCCAGCGCGTTCATCTCATCGTCATTCAATGTGATGGTCCCACCGGGAGCCGCATTGGCGAGCTTGGCGATGAACACCGCATCATCCACCGGAAGGTTCTCCACATGGCTCAACTCCACGAGCCGTTCCTTCAAAGCCTCGTTGAACTTCACAATGGCGAATCTCCGTGAGGCGGTGATGAAGGCGACGCTCCCATCGGCCAGCTTCTCCTTGCACCCCTTGCACTCAGCCATCTTCAGCTCCGGCGACGTGAACAGTGGAGAGCGATCAAACATCAGCCCGCAGATGGGGCACATTCGGGTGAACCTTTGAGCGGATGCCACAGCGCTCTTCTTCCCGCTGTTCACCTGCGCCTTGGCCATTGAGGGGAGGTCGCCCCAGAGCTTCGTCAGGCCGCGTGGTTTGTAGGGGTCTTGCATTGTGGGTTTTCAGTTTGTTGCGCCATCAGCCGCTTCCACTTCTGGAAACACTCTTCATGCTTCGCTTTGTCTCCAATATGCTGGCAGATGAACTCGTCCGCTGGCATTCCAAGTCGGTAGGCGCAATCCTGTGTGTGCCAGTATCCTCTTCGGCTTCCGAAGTGAGCACACTTATGGTCTTGCACACCCGCGAGCATCCGCCAAATCTGGCGGGGTGTCAAGCCGTCAATCGCACCCGGCGAATCTTTTTCCTGCGGCCACGCATGGGGCTAATCTTCCGGCGACGACCCGTGAGGCTGATGCGGCGAATCTTCGCCCGACGACCACGGGAAGCGGAACCCCCCACAGACTTCATCCGGCCCGACACCCCGCCAGTCAGCGAGACGCGACCGTAGGAGGGTTCGCGCACGGTGCCTCCAGGGCGATTCTCGGCGACATCCTCCTTGGTGATGTTCCCCGGCTTGCCGAAGAGCGCCTGTGCCCCGTCCTGCCACGCCTTGATGCCTTGGCGAATGACTTGGCCGCGCTCCCCGGTGGAACTCTCCACGAGCTGCTTGTATTGCTCCGCTGTCGGACGCTTCCCACCGAGGGCTGCGGTGACGGGGTTGTTCTCTTGGTAATCCCCCCAGACGGATGCTTTGGCGGTCTTGGCGGCGACCTCTGGTGAATCGCCCGCTTCGAGGCGTTGCTTGAGGTAGTAGGCTTCCAGCTCGGTGAGCTGCTTCTGCGCGGCGGCTTTCGCCTTTGCGTAGCCTTCGGTGTCGCCTTTACGCTGGGCGATGTCCATGTCGCTGACCGCTTGGCTGAGAGCTTTGCGCTTTACGTTCGTCAGGCCGACGGTGCCGCCGAAGCCGGGGGAAGGAATCTCAAAGCCTTTGGCTCGTGCATTTTCAGCCATAGCCCTTCTAGCGGCTTCCGAGGTGTCACGGTCCTTCCCGAGCAGATACTCCAGCTCCGGTGCTCCGAAGGTTAGCCGCGTCATCGTCCTACGAAGCGGTTCGAGGACTTCCGAGGCGGAGCCGCCCTTCATTGCGATCTTCGCACCGCTGGTGATGTCGCGCAGGATTTGCGAGGCGGTCGAGAAGACGAATGCTTTCTGGGTTGGATCAATCGTTGACCTTCCATCAACCCAGCCGTAAGCGCCGTTGATGAAGTCGCCAAGGTAGTAGGCGCTCATCATCAGGTAACGACCCATCGCCCGCTTCATGTGGTCCGGGTCCGTCCAGAAGTCGGCGTCCAAAGGAGTAACCCGGTCAGCTTTCTTCCCTTGCAGCTTGCGCTTCAGGAACTCGCTACCAGCGTCGCCCGCGCCTTGGAATAGGATGGCCATTGCGGCGAATCCAACGGCAGCAGTCATCTTGCTCAACGCTTGCAGAACAACCTTCCGGTCCCGTGAACCACCAGTGGACACCCGCAGGAGCTTCAGCATGGCGTCTGCCGGGTAGCCGGTCAGGGCGAGCATGGTCCGCCAGAGTGTCGAGGCTTGCCCTGCGCTGGCGCGGTTGGTCGGGAGTGCGGCGTTGTTCTCCGCAATCATGCTCCGTTGAACCGCATCAAAGGTGCGCTGATTGAAAATCCGAGCAGGCTTCCCGGCCATCTTGTCCTGATAGTATTGCAGGAGGCTTTTCTCCAACTGGAACCCTTCCGAGGCAGCACTGCTCTCAAGGAACTTGCGAATCTCTGCCAGCGAGTTCGTCGCAGTCTGCTGGTTCAGGGATGGTAGCCACTCGTTCGGTTTTAGGATTGCGTCCTTGTTGGCTGGATCAATCTCCGTGATGCCCGCGTCGGTGAGCCGCTTGCCGAACACCATCGCCACTTCTCCAAGGCGTTGCTCCATGTTGCCGACCAAGCCCAGCGAGAGGGCGTTCATGTTTAGGTCGCTGGCTTCAAGAACACTTCCGCGAACGAATGCGCTGAATCCATCCGCACCCGTGTTCGCAATGCGTTCAAGGACGTTGAGCAGCCGCGCAGTCTTGCCCGCGCTGGCGTTGTCCTGATCAAGCTGTGTTCTGAACTGCCCGCTTTCAGTCCACGCCTGCTTGGCCGTTTCCCACCAGTCATCGCTGATGTCAAAGCCGAGTGCCTGGACCCGTTCAAAACTGGCCCGAGCATTCTGCGCTCCGACCCGAGGCTTCAAGAGTGCAAGCTGGGCGGACTTGAAGATGCCATCCGCGAGCATGTCAACAGCACCTTTGAGCGTGCGCTGGAACTGTGGGTCGCGTCCGAGGCGTCGGTCTGCAAATCCGGCGATGTTCCGCGCCACGAGATAGCCCGTGTTGATTACGCCACGAGGAACATTCGACAAGGCTTTCCACGCAGCCAGCGAGGCGCTCATGTAGTTCATCGCCCACAGATTCGTGAGCACCTGAATCTGACCTTGGGAAAGGTTGCGAGCGGCGATTTCCACCTTGGCCAGCACGCTTCCGACGGTCGCTTTCAAGAGCTTCTGCCCCAGCTTCGTCGGGATGATGTCTGGTCCACCTGAACGGTAGCTGTCCTCGAAGTTCTTCAGGGAGTTCCTGAGCAGATCCAGCACGTCCTGCATCTCCTGCGGGTTGCCCTTGTAGTTCTCCAGAATGGCTTCCCGCTCCTTGTCTGTGGTGGCTTTCCCTAGCCGAGCAATCCGGTTCTGCAATTCCGTGATGGAAAGCCGGAGCGAGTTGGCGAAGTCCACGAGTGAAGAGTGGTTCGCCCGAGAGAGCGCCGTGATGCGGTCAATTCCACTGACTGCCCCATAGTCGTAGTATTCCGACGGTAGCTCTAAGTTGGCCGCAGGCTTGGTGAACTCGTTGTCAGAGGATAGCGCAATCGAGAGTCCGCTGTTCTTGGCGTTGTCGTCGGCGCGTTCCTTCTGGATGCGCTGCGCATGGGCGACGTATTGGAGTAGCTCGTTGTTGAGTCCCTGCCGGGCGGTGTCCAGCGGGTTGATACCATTCGTAGCCGGAATCTCAGCAGCAATCATGTCCACCAAGTCCTGAACGCTGTTCACCTGATTCATGTTCCCGGCGAGCCACCTTGAAGCAATCCGCTTCTCAGCAGCCGCCATCTCCGCAGTCTGCTTGAAAGTCCGGTCGGTGCGTAGGCTGTCCAAGATGTGCTGCTTCAGTGTGCCGAGATGCTGGTTCCAATACTTCACCGCTTCATCCGTGCTGCTGGAGGAAAGGTCCGTAGCAGGCGTGAAGCCTTTGGGAGTGGTAGCGTAGGCGTTGGTTACATCCGCAATGAACTGCGTGGCGTCGCGGTTCAGGTGGCGCGGCATACCGAGGTCGCCGACGTAGGCACCCTTACGAGTGATTTCCTTCCCGCCGCGCATGTAGCGAACACCCGTGACCGGATCAATCTCGGTAACTTCCCGACGGAGCTTCTCCTCAAAAGCCAGCGTCCGCTTGAGGAACTCCATGTCCTCTTTTGTGACGATCTGATTGGAGATAGGTAGCGTGAACCCAACTCGCAGGGGTGTTCCGAAGAGGCGTCCGTAGTGCGCCATCTCGTTGAAGAGTCTCCGGTAGGATTCCTCGTTCTTGATGCTGTGCGACCGCATCGCAGCGGATTGCAGCTTGGGAAGGTCTTGAAACTGGGAAGCCACCCGCTTGGCGTTCAGGTAGCCGCGTTTGTATTTGGCAATCTGCTGGCGGAAGGTGTTGCCAGCAAAGCCTCCGACCATCTTGCCAATTTGCTCATACTGGCTGAAGACCTCCTTGATGAACATGGGAGCCTTCATCAGCTTCCGCACCGCCACAGGAGTCAGGTATTGAGCCGCCCTCGCAGCATCGTCCATGTCGCCCATGTTCAAGAACATCGGCCAGATTTGGTTCTCAATGGCAAACCTCAGACCATTGTAGTCGGCGACATCGAAGCCAAGCTGTGAGGGTGAAGGATTCGCTGGATTCGCTGCATGGAGAGCCGCAGCCGCTTCGTAG